CTTGGAGCAATGTGGCTAACCGATTCAGCCAGCTCACGAAAGAAAATTCGCTGAACAGCTCTAAACCGACGGCCGTGGCTTCGAGAACGACAAGCGAGAGGATCGAGAATGCCGTCGCAGCAGTCCAAACCTTGGTACGGCAGGCGGCACTATCAAACGCGGTTTTAGCCGCTTCCGAAGTTGGTTCGGAAAATGACAGGGTGGATGCTTCAGCTGTTGTTCAAACCGCCCCATACGATGACTTAATCCAAGTTAGGGACAACATCCTGGAAGCGATTGACGCAGAGATGTTTAAAACTCAAAACGATTCGGTCTTTGAGGCATTAAGTCAGGCGCATTCTGCAGTGTATGAGGCGATTACGCAGCGAGCTGAGAATCAGGCGAGACTTGTAACGTTCACTCCTTCGGCCGTTACTCCGGCATTGGTGCTGGCCTATGACTATTACGGAGACTCGACCCGAGAGTTAGAGATAGTTGGAAGAAATAAGATCCGGCACTCAGGCTTTGTACCGGCGGTGCCGTTGAAATTATTGAATGAGTGACGAACGACATGCCAAAGAAAATCTCAAATAACACCGTTACTCTTTTTGTTAACGGTAGAAAATACGAGAACTGGCTGGATGTGAGTATTGCCTGTACGCTTCAAAGTCTGGCCAGAACCTTCTCGGTAAGGTCAACCAGAAGCAAAGAAGATCTAACGATTGGCATTCAGCCTCAGGACGAAGTGCAGATTTTTATCGACGGCGAGCCGATCTTGACCGGTTACGTTACCAAGCGAGAAGTCAGTTATTCGGCCTCAGGAATCAGCGTTACGATTTCAGGCGCCAGCAAGACGGTTGATCTGCAGGACTGCTGCATGCCCCACGGGATGGCTAATTCATACAAGAATCAGACGCATGAGCAGAATTTAAAGGCAGTTTGCAAGCCGTTTGGAATCGGCGTTGTGGATCAAGTGAAATCAGTAGATAGGAGAAATCTCGAGTTTTCTCCGACGGAAACCGTTGGCTCTTCCATTACTCGATATCTCCAGAAAAACGGAATTTTGCTCACGGATGACGAAGCAGGCAACTTGGTTATCACTCAAGCCGGATCCGGAGGCAGCGCCCACGACACATTGGAACTTGGGAAGAATATTCTTGAAGGCAAACGAACTCAGGATGTCTCTAAGAGATTTAGCGACTACGTAACATTGGGACAGGCAGCTAATCCTACAAGTGAACTTCCGGTATCGGCAAACCATCTTACAGCGACGGCTCGGGACTCGGGAGTCAGACGTCCCAGATGGTTGGTTAAACAAGAATCTGGTAATGCATCAACAGAGATTCTTCAGAAAAAAGCGGGAATTATCAAAGATGTGAAGGCAGGAGAGTCCGATACATTGAACTACAAAGTTCAAGGCTGGAGGCAGAGTAACGGTGAGCTGTGGAAGGTAAACGCATTGGTCAACGTAGATGATAGTCGGCTAGGGATAAGGAAAAATATCTACTGGGTTATCAAAGAAGTAAGTTATTTGCTGAGCTCTCAAGGGAGCGTTGTTACTCTCACACTTATAGATAAGAAGGCATACAAAATGGCTTTAGAACCAGATGCTAAAAAGATTAAAATGGAGAAATACGATGATATAAAGAAAGACAGCGGGAGGGTTTAGGATGATTAAATTCTTGTGCTTAGTCCTTGGGATGACTATCTCATTTGGAGCCCACTGTGAGTCGTATCTGAAATGCGATGAAGACGCAGAGGGCCATAGTATCAATTGTGTTCGAGTCCCTGGGAAAGATCCTTCTGTCACGATTACTGAAGAAGACATGAAAGGTATGGTTTACGTTAGCCCCGAGCAAAAACGCAAGATGGATGAAAAGATCTTCAAAGAAGCTCTGGAGAATGAAATTACCGCCCGGATGTATCAAGACCGCGTGGCTACACGAGAAGAAGCAATCAGAGACATTCTCTCCGGAGTTCCACGAAAAGTACATTGAGTCAAAAAAACTCACACGCCCGCCTAATTCGGCGGGTTTATTTTTGCCTAAAGAAAATGAATCTTAAAGATCTAATCAACAGAGCGACGGTTTCAGCTAAGAACGGAACCCGAAAACTTCGAACGTTGCAGATTCAGCTTCTCGGAGGTGATATACGAGAACCGATAGAGCATTTTGAGCCTTACGGTTTTACTTCCGAGCCTCATGTCGGAGCTGAGGCAATTGGGCTGGCTTTGGGCGGAGACCGGGATCAGACTCTGGCGGTGGTTGTTGCCGATCGTCGTTACCGTCCCACTGATTTGAAGGGCGGAGAAGTTTGTGTTTTTGATGACTTGGGGAGGAAAGTCTATCTCTCCCGAAACGGAATCAGGGTAGAAGGTGTTTCCAGTCCGGTAACGGTAAAAACATCGGCCTCGGTGACAGTAGACGCTCCTTTGACAAAGTGCACGGGCGATCTTGAGGTCGGAGGCAATATCGTAGCCAAAGGAGATATCAAGGACAAAGGAGGTTCCTACTCCATGGCGGGCATGAGAATGACGTACAACAGTCATACACATAGCGGAGGCTCTGCCCCGGATCAAAAAATGTAGAGGATTTATGCAGTTTTATTTAAACGGTGCGGAAGCGACGCTGACCGATTTTGCCAAGGATGACTTAGCAAGGGCTGTGGTAAACAGCCTTTTTTCTTGGGCAAGAGCCGAGGACGATGACGAGAGGCCGACAGAATCCAAGATGGGCTGGTGGGCGGATTCTTTCTCTGAGGAAGGAGATAAATTCGGTTCGCGGCTCTGGCTGCTGATGCGCTCAACTCTCACTACCGAAACGCTTGCTTTGGCCGAAGAGTACGCTCAGGAAGCTCTGCGCTGGATGGTTGAGGACCGCATTGCCGAAGAAGTGACGGCGAGGGCTGAACTGGACGGAGTGGATCGCCTTAACTTACTGATTGAGATTATTCGTCCCGATCAAAAAACACTTACCGCCCGATTTGTCGATGTGTGGAGCAAATTATGAGTTTTGAACGTCCGACACTAAAGGAAATCATAGAAAGACTCGACGGAGATACTCAGAGCAGATTGTCTGTTCCGCAGATGAGGCGCTCCAACGCGAGAGTCTTTGACAGAGTTTTGGCCGGAGCTGCTCACTCTCTGTACGGCTATATCGAGTATTTAAATCGGCAGCAGTTTTTTGATACGGCAGAAAGTGACTATTTGGATCGCTGGGCCTCCATTTACGGTTTAGCCAGGAAGAAAGCTACGAAAGCTTCCGGCGAGGTTGTTTTTCGTTTTTCCGGAGAACTCATCAATGTTCTGGAAGGGACGATTTTGCAGTCTGATGACGGAGTTCAGTACAAGACCGTTGGTCCTGTCTCTTCGGATGGAACGACCCCAGTTGAAGCCTTAAACGAGGGAACTTCCGGTAATCAGCTGGAAGAGGACGTCCTGACGCTGGTTTCTCCGATCGTGGGTGTTTTTAGCGAAGTTACGATTGTCAAACTTGGAGGCGGAAGCGATTCTGAAACCGACGACAGTCTTAGGGCGCGCCTCCTCTCTCGCGTCAGGGAGACGCCTCACGGAGGTACGGAGTCGGATTATGTTCAGTGGGCTTTAGAAGTGCCGGGCGTAACCCGAGCTTGGGCATTTCCTAAAGAAGAAGGCGAGGGCACGGTTACCGTCCGATTTGTCTGTGACGGCATGACCGAGATCATTCCCGATAAGGCTATGCGGGATAAGGTATTTGAACATATCGATAAGCTGCGTCCTGTGACGGCTCACCTCTATGTCAGAGCCCCGGAGATTAAGGCGGTCAATATTGTTATTGTCGGACTGCTTCCTGATGATGCTGAAGTCCGCGAGGCAGTAGAGCAAGAGCTCAAAGACTTATTTGCCAGAGAAGGGGTTCCCGGACAAAGAATTTACTTGTCGCATATCCGAGCAGCTATTAGTGCGGCATTGGGTGAAGAAGATCATACAGTTGCCTCTCCAACCTCCGACCCGATTCCCGACAGTAACAATGAGTTGCTGACATTAGGAGAGATCACATGGCAGTAACGGCAAACGAATATGTAGGAATGCTCAAAGAGCTTCTGCCTCCTGGTCCCGTTTGGCCAAGAGGAGATTCAACCAGTCTTTACGCCATGATGTTTGAGGTATGGGCAATTGAATTGGCAAGGATTGACTCAAGAGCCAACGCGCTCATTACAGAGGCAGATCCGAGATTTGCCATTGAAACATTCCCTCAATGGCTGGAAGAGTGGGGTCTGCCTGATGAGTGCTTAAAGCTGTGGGGAGCAACAGACATCAATACGCTGCGTCGTCTGTTGATTTGGAAAATGACCACGGTAGGTTGTCAGACGCCTCAATTCTTTATTGATTTGGCCGCGATGTTCGGCTACCTCATAGTGATTGATGAATTCAGTGGCTACAGCGTAATGAGCCGGGTTAACGATGTTTTGGCTGACGGCATTTGGCCGCACACGTGGCGCGTCAATGTCATCGGAGGTTCAAACAACACACTGCAGTGGCACGAGGTAACCGGGGAAACAAAAGAGGCTTTAGCTTGGTGGGGAGACTCAGTGATTGAGTGTCTGATCAGACGGTACGCACCGGCGCACACGACACTTTATTTTGGTTATTGGGATTTTAAGGAACAAGAAAATGGACAGAGCATACGGAGCTAGAGTGGTTCAGGTCGAACCAAAATTTGCGGAGGATGCGCCTTTAGGTTATCCGACAGACGGGTCGAGCACGGGCGGACAGCTCGCTACGGTTCCTAAAGCCCCTTGGTATAACGCGGTAACCGAAGAAATCAGGAATGCAATTGTCGGAGGAGGAGTTAAGCCCGAAAAAAATACCCTTGACCAGCTTAATCAGAGCATTGAGGTAAGACTGACCAAGTTAGAAGAAAAAATTAATACCGTGTTAAAAGGCGTCACAGACAGAGTGGATAAATTTGAAACTTTTCCTCCAGGCTTCATTATCTACGCCGGTTGTTTTATTAATAGTCCCAATTGGATACTTTGTGATGGAAGAGCGGTCAGCCGGTCCGGTTTCGCGGGTCTGTTTCGGGCCATTGGCACGACGTGGGGAGCAGGCAACGGTTCGACCACTTTTAACGTGCCGTACCTATTAGACCGAGTGCTGTGGGGCTCCAACTGGGGAGTGGGGCAATATATTGATTCAGGGGCCCCTCAAATTTCGGGAACCATAGGCGACTTCAATGCGTACGACAATGATACGAGCATGGTGTCAGGCGCTTTTTGGAGAACGTATACGCGTGACAATCAAGGTTCAAGATCCGGGTCTCATGACCAACATTTTAGGATCGACTTTAATGCGAATCGCTGTTCTCCCGTCTATGGTCGCACTAATCACATACAGCCTCCTGCCAGCAGGGTCCCCGTATACATTCATATTTAACAAGCTCCGAAAGGGGCTTTTTTAATGCATGAATAGGAACAAGTGATGAAAAGACTTTATTACGCAAACGCATCGGATACTCCGCCGCTGCCGCCTAAAAATCCGTCCTATGGATATCCTCAGGACGGAGATAAAAATGCAAAAGGCCTGCCGACAACATTAGGCTCCTACTGGCATCACATGATTACTGAAGAGTTCATGAATGTGATTGAGGGAGCGGGCATCGAACCCGATGAAAATAACTTACACCAGTTGGCTGATATCTTTGAGGACTTCAGACAAAGAGCATTTAAGGCTGAAAGTTTTGCTGACGAGTCGCAGACTTGGGCGACCAAGGCCCAGGAGTTTGCGCAAGCAGCTCAGGCAGAAGCCGATTCTAAAGTTGCTTTGGTTAGAGAGGCGGGTGAGGCTCAGGTGCAGGCCGTCAATGCGGCTACTGCAGCTTCTCAGGAAGAAATAGAGCAAAAGACTGCTGAATTGGAGGCCAAACTTCAGACTCTTATCGCCGCGCTAGACGCCAAAGGCGGTGAGCAGGTTAACTTAGTTAAGCTGCAGGCTCAAGAGATTCTTGATGCAATTCAGTTGACAAAGAATCAAGTAGAAGAACTGGTCAATTCTGCAGGCTATTCCATGAGGTGGCTTGCCGACGCCCACGAAGGAACTAATCTGACCGCCGCTTTAACGCCAAGCGATAACGTTAAGGTTGGAGACCACATTATTAACAGGGGTGGCGAGGTCTACGAGCTTATCGAATTAAGAGGTACGGAAATTGTTCTAGGTCCGGTCCTTGCGGTTTGGGGAGACGTAGGACCTACCGGGATCACTCCTGAGATAGACATCAAGGTTTCTGCTCTTAGTGCCGGACAACTTCCTACCATAAGTAAGAGCGGTACGGCTGAAAATCCTTCGTTTACGTTAGGAATCCCGAAAGGCGATAAAGGAGATAAGGGAGACCCCTTTGTTTATGAGGACTTCACGGCAGAACAGCTTGAAAGTTTGAAACCGCCCCAAGCCACAACAGAAATTAGCGGCGTAGTTGAATTGGCCACGGTTGAGGAAACGGTGCTCGGGGAAGATGACGCTCGGGCCGTAACTCCCAAAGGAGTCAAAAAAACAATTGAAGGCTTGATAGCTTACGACGTAGTGACAGGACAAGAGAACTTCAATATTTTGGAATTACTGACGCAATGACTTATGCATAAGTTGTTGAAGGGTAATTTGAGTTGAGTCAGTGCGGATTAGTCTGCCCTAATTTTTATATGGAGCATATATGCAAACAACTGTAGAAGCAGTAAAAGTCCTTCTAAAGGATCCGTCCACAGGAACCTATTTAATTCCTTATTTAGCAGAGGCAGCCAAGGTTGATAAAAACGGTAATGAGATAACGGGGACGTATGCAACAAAAGCAGAGTTGGCTAATTATCTGTCCTTGGCCGGAGGAACAGTAACAGGAGCGTTGAGCGTCGGGGGCGGTATTACTGCTTCTTTAAACGGCAATGCATCATCTGCCACTAAAGCAACTCAGGATAGTGCCGGCCAGCAAATTAACTCGACCTATATCAAAAACGTTAGTGTAAACGGACGAACGATTACCTTTACCCGTGGTGATGGAACAACTTTTACTATCACCACTCAGGATACTGTTACAACTAACTCTTCTAATTGGTCTGTTTCTAATGGAACAAATGGATGGGCACGTGATAATTCCACGGGATTTACCATTCAATGGGGATGGGCTCATACAAAAGCTACGCGGATTGACTTTCCTCGAAGCTTTTCCTCAGTTTTATCTGTTGTAAACGGTCAGTGGTACGACAGCCATTCTGGCGATACAGACAACATTCTTTCATGGAATAACAGCGGGTATACGCGATCTGCCATTGGTGCTTTCAAATGGACTTGGGTCGCCGTTGGCTTTAGCTAAATCCGACAGCAATGTACTTACAACTGCCCGAGGAATGATGAGAAAAACCTGAATTGTTTAAATTATTCCCCCAGCTGTAGTTGCCTGAATCCCAAGGTGCAAACGCTACAGACAAAACGGAAGAGAAACTGCGAGCGAATGTAGTCCGGACCCCACCACCGGCGCTGGCCGAGCCCCAAACGATAGTAAATCCCGTTGAGTTATCACGTGTTTTTAAGGAAAATCATATGAATTATCTGATTAAATTTGATGAAAACGGCAGACGTACTGAAACGTACGTGAGAGAAGAGAAAACAGAAGCCCAAATTAATAAACTGCTGGCGAACGGATTTCTTGCGATTTCTGAAACAGAGTATCAATTGCTGATTGGCAACATTGACGGGCAGGAGTACATCAGAAAATCGGATGGAACTTTTACTCCATATGTTCCTCCCGAGCCCACCGAGGAAGAAAAGGCCGCCTCAGCATTAGAACAGGCAAAAGCTGAGCGAGCCGAAGCGGTCTCTAAAATTACGGTGGAAGTTGACGGAATGATCTTTGATGGGGACGAAACTGCCCAGACCCGCATGGGAAGAACAATTGCGGCGGCAATTGCCTGCGGTGTTGATCTGGACACAGAAACCCGGGCTTGGGTATTGGCAGACAATACCGTTACACGGGTAACCGTGCGGCAGTTATCGAGAGCTTTGCGGCTGGCTGGGGATGCTCAAACCGCACTTTGGACTGTTCCTTACGAGGCGTAAAAAGCGGGAGCCGGGCACAAGACGATTTAACTCTGAGAAAGGCTCGGTGTTTCGATGGAATCTGCCTTAGGACTGGTTAGCTGGGCACTTCTGGCACAGTCTTGAATAAATCCGTCCCATTGCTTATGAAGTTGGTCAGTATTTGACTGTTCGCATGTTTGGATGATTTTTGTCCAGGAAAAACATAGCTGGATCTCTTGTGCTTTGAAGTATTTTTTGCCTCATTGAGCAATGAAAGAGCATAGGCAGTAAGAGGCACTCTGTGCAGTCTTTTCATTTTCATGTGTTCAGCCGGAATTGTTAGACAATCTTGTTTAATCCAGTCCCACCGCAGTTTTACGACTTCTCCCGGACGCAGCATTGAGTAAAGAGAAAAGAAAAAAATCAACTGAAGATGCTTGTTTGCATTCTGGCAGATGACGTCAATGACGGCAGGCAACTCACACCAAGGGAGTGAGGGTCGCGGAGTTTTCTTGGGGGCTTTGAATAACCTGCTGACTCCCGCTATGGGGTTGTGGAGAACGTATCCGGCGCAGACTGCAAGATCGAAAATTTCTCTGATTCTCATCAGGCATCGTTTTGCGGTGGCACGTTTCCCTGACTGTTCGATAGGTTTGAGCAATCGGATAATCGTGGGCGCCGTGATATCGTCAAGCGGCTTCCTTGCCAAAGCGGAAACAACATATTTATCCAGTCGCTGCTTCTCGGATTGATAACTGACGATTTCTCCTCGTTTCAGGCTTTTCCAGAGGCAATAGGCATCTTGGAATGTATATCCGTTTGGGGCTGTAAGTTCGTATTTTTGCCGTTCCCGTTTGGCAAGCTGGCATGCCTGGCGTTTTCCGATTTCAGGGAAATGTCCGAGCGTTATGTCAGATACCCTGTTGTTAAAAGGAATCCGAACAACCCATGATTTGACACCGGACGGCATGACTCTAATGGACAGTCCGGTGTCAACGGTCAGTGAATAACGTTTCTTGGCGGGGCTTAGTTGTTTTATTTTGCTATCGGTGAAAGAAGACTTTTTCATAAAAATCTTTCTTTTAGCAAAAAAGAAGGTTAAAAGCACAATTTAACAATTGATCATGCACATCAGACCTTTCTTAAATAAACACCATTCTTGTAGGTGAAATCGTGATTAAACACACAGACCTTATAAACACTCTCATCGCCTGCGTTGGTGGGCTCGGTTTAATCGCTGGGCTTCTTCGCTACGTCGATGACTGGAGAGAAAAACGCAAGGAGAGACCGATTGAGTTCTCTGCGCTTGAAGCAATCTGGGAGGCATTGTCCGGAGGCGTGACCGCGATTGGCGTCTTTTGGATCCTCGAAGGCTATGGCGTCAATGAGCTGGCCGCAGTCGGAATTTCTTTCATGGCTGCTTACCTTGGAGTCAGGATCATCGCCTATTACATCAAAAAATTTTTAGACAGCAGACTAGGAGCTAAATCATGAGGGTCTTTTTAAATGAATGGGCAATACGCCTATGCAGGTCAATGGCTATAGCAATTGCAATCTGCTTCGGCTTCCTGCTAGGGTGGTATTACTGCGAGCGCAACGTGATATTTGACGATATCAAACGGGGAATCTGGGCCAATGAGCAAGCTATTCAGAACAACACAAAACTCATTCACGAACTCTGTAAGAAGCACGGGATGGAGAATTTGAAATGAGTGAGCACTTTAAACCCAAGGAATTTGCCTCCAAGGATGGCAAACCCAGTCCGTGGCCCGAGGTTGTTGATCCGGGCCTTTATTTTTTGCTAGAGGAAATCCGCGCTGATTTTGGAGAGCCGATTTATATCAATTCCGGCTACAGAAGTCCGGAACATAATCGGAAAATCGGAGGCGCACCGAATTCGTTTCATGTTAAAGGGCGGGCAGCAGATATTCGGCCGACCCGTTACAGAGATCCGGATAAATGGAACAAGGCTCTAGGCCGATTAAAAATCATTGCAAACAGAAGATGCACCGGCGGTGTGGGTTTTTACCCGACGTTTGTTCATGTAGACCTTGGGCCGCACAGGAGGTGGAATGGTAAATGAACCTAATCAATGTTCTGAAAATAGGGGTGGCTTGTGCCGCCCTTGTTTTTTCCTATTGGATTGGAGTCCAGCAGGGGCGAGAATCGGAGGAATTAAAAAATGCAAGGCTTGAAATTCAAGTTCTCAAAAGCACGATTCAAGGTTTCCGGCTCAAACAGACTAATGATGCTGTGGCGCTTTCTGAGTTACGGATTGCTGAGTCTGCTCATCGGAATGAGCTTAGCAGGATGCGCGACCAACTGTCCGAACTTGAAAGAAGAGCAGCCAAAAATCCTTCCGCTGGAAAGTGTCTTGAATTTCAGCGACTGGCAGTCGAGAAGGAAGAACTCCTCCGAGAAGCTGAAGTCGGCCTTGAATTCTGCTACAAGCACCACCGCTAAGAAAGACAACTCCAAAGCAACTCGCTAATATATTAATAATGGGCTGTTCAGCTGATTTATGAGTTTGATGTATCAATGAATGTACTAATGAAGCTGGATGTTGTTGTAACCTTTTGATTTGTTTTGGTCGTACGGTTCCCGCCGCCCGACCACAAATTCTCGAAAGGTTGTCCAAGCGACAACCTTTTTGTTTTCTGCGGCTGTTACGGAGGAATTCAGCATGGCTTGTATTCTTTTTCCTTCACCAATCTTCGGGCCGGTTCATTCCAGACGCTTAGGCACTTCTTTAGGTATCAATCTCTTGCCGGCTGAAGCTAAAGTCTGTTCTTTTGACTGCGTGTACTGTGAATGCGGCTTTAATAAAGATCACGATGCTAAGCGCAAATTGCCTACGCGCGAAGAAGTCCGTACTGCGTTAGAAAAGAAACTCATCTATCTGCAGAAAACAGGAGTCGTACCCGATGTCTTTACGTTCGCCGGAAACGGAGAACCGACTTCTCACCCTGATTTTTACCTCATCATTGACGATACGATTGAACTTCGAGATCGTTATTTTCCCAACGCTAAAATCAGCGTCTTAAGCAATTCCACATTTCTGGCTCGCGACAGAGTAGTTAAAGCTTTAGCAAAAGTGGACAACCCGATTATGAAACTCGATACCGTGAACGCGGACTACATCAGGCGGATTGATCGTCCGAACGCCAAGTACGACGTAAAAGAAGTCATCGAAAAGCTTAAAAATATGCCGGTTCGTCCGATTATCCAGACGATGTTCATGAAAGGCGAGTTTGAAGGGCAGTCTGTGGATA